GATCATCGAGCGTTTCGGTCAGACGTACGTTGTTCCGACGAACAACACCCAGACCGCCAAGTTCCGTCGTTACTTCCTCGACGGCGGCACCGGCTCCTACTCTGGCAACGCCGGCGATTACAGCATACCGATGGCGCTGACCCCGCTGACCGAGGGTGTGACCCCGGCGGGTAAGAAGCTGGCCAACAAAGACTACACCGTGCAGCTGTACCAGTACGGCGACTTTGTCGGCTTCACTGACGTGATTCAGGATACTCACGAGGACTACCCGGCTCTGCTCAAGGAGCTGATGAACATCCTCGGCGAGTCTGCTGCGACCACCGTCGAGACCCTGCGTTTCAACGTACTCAAGTCGGGCACCAACGTGTTCTACGCGAATGGCTCCGCACGTAACGCGGTCAACACCCCGGTGACCCTCGACCTGCAGCGCCGCGTGACCCGCTCGCTGAAGCGTCAGAACGCCCCGATGATCACCTCCGCGCTGAAGTCCAGTGCGATGTACAACACCCAGCCGATTGAGGCCGCGTACATCGCACTGGTACACCCGGACGTCGAGAACGATATCCGCGACATGGACGGTTTCATCTCGACCAAGCACTACGCGTCCGTCGAGCCGTTCCCGGGCGAAGTGGGCAGCGTGGAAGACGTGCGCTACATCCGCTCCACTGTGTTCGAGCCGTGGGCCGACGCAGGTGGCGCAGCCGGCGACATGATCAGTACCACCGGCACCAGCGCCGACGTGTACCCGATCCTGTATCTGGCCCGCGACGCCTACGGGTGCGTGGCACTGCGCGGTAAGAGCGTGGCGTCCATCATGGTCAGCCAGCCCAAGCCGTCCCCGGACGACCCGCTGGGCCAGCGCGGCACCGCAGGTTGGAAACTGTGGAACGCGACGGTGATCCTGCAGGATGCCTTCCTCGTACGCGCCGAAGTCGCCGCGTCGAATTGACACTTTGTAGGCATTAACCGATAGTAAACCCCGTCTGAGTACGGGGTTTACTTTGTGGACGGTAATACAGCGGGATCATCTATGGACTACCTACGCATCAGCATCGCGGATAACGGACTGGTACTCTCGTACGACGACCCCGAGATTCGCGCTCAGAACCGGAAAGGAAACTCTGAGTGGCAGGACCCCGAGCGCCAGCGCGTGTACGAGACGGTGGAGGCCCTGCTGGCGGACCTCGCAGAGTTACTGCCGCAACTGCAACCCGAAGAAAAGAACGATGGCGACGTCTACGACGAAGCCCTGACAGAAGCCCTCGCAAAAGGTAACGACTGATGGACGCTAAAGACACCACCGAAGCTCAAGCCCAAGACCAAGGCCAAGCCCAAGCCCAAGCCAAAGCCCAAGCTGCCGCGCAGGGCGTCGATACCCCGGCGACCGAAGCCGGCGCCAAGCCCAAGTCTCGGACCAAGCCCAACACCAAGCCCAAGGCAGGCGAGTCGGCTGCCCCGCGCCGCACCGAGAAGTTGATCAACGGCGAGCGCACTGCCGTGATCACCCTGCACGACAGTCCGGAAATCCCGCCGAACGGCCAGTTCGTGGGTGTCAACGGGCGCCAGTACGTCATCAAGCCCGGCGTCCGCGTCCGCGTGCCGCTGTCCGTTCTGGATGTTTTGAACAACGCCGTTCAGTCTGTACCCGAGCTGAACGACAAGATGCAGGTGGTCGGCATGCGCGCCGTGCCGCGCCTGACTTACACCCTCCACATGGATGAGGAGGCGTAAGCCATGACCCTAGAGGAGTTGATCGAAGAACTGCGTGAGAACGTGCTGCGGGACAGCAGCGACGCGGTGGGCAATGCTTCGGACGACTACCTCTTTGACGACCGCACGCTGGTCCGCTACATCCAAGAGGCCGTCACGAAGTTCGCCGTGGAGACCCTGTGTATCCGCGACGAGACGACCCCGGAGGTGACGCGGATCAGGCTGGTTCCGGGGGTCGACAGCTACGCGCTGGACCCCCGGGTTATCGCGCTGTACGGTGCGCGCATAGGCAACAACCACCTGCAGCGCGTTATGTACAGCAGTCTGGTAGGCGGTCGACTCGGGCGTACCTGCACCCCGTCGACCACCCCGTCCCTGTTCTACACTGACCGCGAGTCGGGCAAGATGGGCGTGTGGCCCGTGCCCGGCGAAGCGTGCGCGGATCAGGACCTGATCCTGCGCGCGGCTCGCAAGCCGCTCCGCCCGCTGGAGGCGACGAACCTCAAGGCGGAGCCCGAGCTGCCCGAGGAGTACCACCTCGACGTGTTGGAGTGGGCAGCGTACCGCGCGCTGCGCAACCACGATGCAGACGCTGAGGCGATGACAAAGGCCAGCGCACACCGCAGGCGGTTCACAGAGACAGTCCAAGAGCTGTCCCGAAAGTCCAAGAGGTTACTCGCGCAGGACATTCAGTTCCGCGTGGACGCAAACTGGAGTTAGAAAAACCATGGCGCTCGTATACGACCCTCGCACCGGCACACTGATGGACGACGGCAGGGGGAGCGCCCCGACCCTCAACGTCCAGCACCTGCCCAACTACCCGGCTCCGGGCATGCCGACGTATGACCAGCGAGTTGCTGCGTACAACCAGCGCAAGCAGGCACCGCCGGCGGCACCGCTGTTCAACGTCCAGCACCTGCCCAACTACCCGGCTCCGGGCATGCCGACATACGACCAGCGGCTCGCCGCGTACAACCAGCGCAAGCAGGACGGAGCCCCCACTCCGCCGATTGACGTGCCCGAGGTGCCGGACTTCAGTCTCTTGTACCCTGCGCCCGCGCAGGCAGCCAACGCCCCGGCGACCAGAGCCCCGGTGCCCGAGGTGCCGGACTTCAGTCTCTTGTACCCTGCGCCGGAGAAAGCCCCGACCGCGCAAGCGCACACAGTCGAGATGCCGAGCAGCGCCCGGGGGTTGCGCGATGCGTTCTTGGGGGCCCACGCAGCAGTCCCTGCGACGCTCGTTGACACGGTGCGCAAAGGGTTGACCTCCCTCGCCGGTGGCGACGTAAACACGCTGCCGGGTGGGGCCAACTACTTCAGCGACGCGGCGTTCGGCGCCGTAGACAACGGCCTGAGCGAGTTCGGTGCGTCGAACCGCATGCTGTGGGATCGCGTGGCGGGCGGAGTGCGTGGGATGCTGGGTGTGCAGCCGGCTCCGACCGAGCCGCAGCCGGGCCCCCGCCGCGCGGCACCCGCTACCGAGACTCCGGAGCCCGCGCCGACGCCAGCCGCTGAGCCTGCCCCGGCACCCGAGACAGCCCCCACCCCGACGCCTGTGGCGGCCCCGGCCCCGGCCCCAGCACCGCGCGGTGTCTATGACATGACGAACACCCCGCGCTCCGCGCCGTCGCCGAACAACGGCATCAATTTCGGCTTCGGTGCTGGCGGCCAGACTGCGCAGCAGTATATGGCCCAGATGGCGTTGGTAGACCAGCAGCGGCAACAGGATCGTGCGGCGCGCCGTGCGGATATCGAGCTGCAGTATGCGACGAACGAGACGCGCTCGGCTCGTACGCCCGGCGAGATACTGCGCGCTCGTCAACTGATGGCTGCCGCAGCGCCCGTCGCTGCCGCCTACACTCAGGGGCAGCAGACCCGGGAGCAGGGTATGCAGAAGGGCCTGCAGGATGCGGCGATCACGGCCTTGCAACAGGCCGGGATGCTCGACAATACGGCCATGCAAGCTGACGCTGCACTGCAGCAGGCCGCCGTCACTGGGCAGTTCGGCCTGCTCGGTCGGCAGGCGGCAGCAGACGCCACCCTGCAGGCTGCGGCGTTGCGGAACGCCAGTGGGACCAACGCCAACGCGGCGATGCAGGCAGAACTGGCTCGCATGCGGATCGCGGCGATTGTCGCTGCGCTACAGTCGGGCGACATGACTACGGCCAACTCGCTCTTGGTAGGACAGACCGCACCGAACACGCGCCTGTTGGTGGACGGGCTGGGCAACTCAATCGGTACTGTCACCGCTGACGGCACCCCGATACTATACACGCCTGAACAACTCGCCCAGATCAGTGGGGCATCTCGCGCAGCACAGGGGAGGTAGGGGTGGAATACGCCGAACTTTTTGCGAGGGCACGTCAGCTACAGGAAGCAGACCGCCTACGCCAACAGCAGGAAGCCGCTGCGGCTGCAGCTGCGGCAGCCGCCGAGGTCGAGGCCAACCGCTCGAACACGTGGGGCGAGGCGTTGGCCAACGTCCCCGTCCAACTGCTGAGCGGCGCGGTCGGTCTGGGGCAGGCCGGGTACGGTCTGGCCAACATGGCCACCCTTGGCGTACTGGATCGGTTTGTAGGACTCTCGGACAACTTCAACGAGACCCAGCAGATTCTGTCCACGTGGCAGTCTGCCCCTACCCAACGCGCGGCCCAACGGGTTTCGAGTGCGTTCGACGAGGGTGTCGGCGCGGGCCTCAAGGAGGCCGTCACGTCCCCGGCGTTCCTCCAACAACTGCTCGTGGGCAACCTCCCCTCCCTGCTCCCGGGCGCAGCGGCTGCCCGCGTCGGCGCCGGTGCTGGGGCGGCGAACGCTGCTGCGCGCGGGCTTACCGGCAAGGCGGCACAGACGGAGGTGACGCGGGCCTCGCAGCGCGCGGTGGAGCGCGCAGTAGGCGGGCAGGTGGCAGGTGCGGTCAACATCGACACCGTCAACGCTGCGCGAGATGCTGGCCTGACTGACACCGAAGGGCAGTTAGCCGGTATCGGCGCTGGTGCGCTGGCTGGCGTAGCAGCCCCGGCGATCATGCGCCTGACCGGCGCCGGCAAGTTGGAAGCGGCGGCGGCCAACGCCCTGCCCGGCGGGGTGGGTGCAGCCTTGGCGGGCGCTGAGGGCTCTGCTGTTCGCCTCGTGGGTGGCGGCGTAGTTCGAGAAGGCACCGAAGAATCCCTGCAGTCTGCTACCGAGCGAATCGCCCAGAACCTTTTCATACCCGGCGTCGATCTGTTCGACGGGGTGGGTGAAGCGGCGGCCCTCGGAGGGCTCGCCGGCGGCATGTTGGGTGGCGGCATGGGCGGTGTTCTGTCGCTGGGCACTGCCCGGACGAACTCGAACACCCCGCTGGGCAAGGCCATCCAAACCGAACTGCAGCGCGAGAATGCGGAGAGCGACGCACCGCTGGCCCCCAACGGCTTGGGTGGCCCGCTGGAGGAGATCGACCTCAGCTCCGCACCACTGCCGCAGGCGGACCCCACGTTCACTCAGGCGCCGACCAACGAGGAGATCGACCTCAGCTCTGTACCGCTGCCCGGGGAGGTGCCTGCGGCCCTGCGGCCAGAAGCCATCGCCGTAGAAGACCTGCCTGTCGAGGAGGTCTCAGCAGCGCCGGCACCACGTCGTGGTCTGCTGGAAATCCTCGGTCGCCAGTCGCCCCCACTACCTGACGTCGAGGAGATCGACACCGTAGACCCAGCTGATCTGCGCCCCGGCCTGCTGGGTGTGATGGATCGCGTGCGCAACCCGTGGCTGCAAGAGCGAGCGGCCCCGACGGGCGAACAACCCGCTGCACCCGCTGCACCCGCTGCACCCGAGCGGACGCCCCAGTCGTGGAAGAAGGCGATGGTCAAGCTGCTGGGCGTGAAGCCGCAAGCGTTGCGAGGCAAAGACTGGGACGAGTTTGTAGCGGCGACCCAAGCGGCGAACGTGGCCCCGGGGACTCCGGAAGCCGATGCGTTCCTGCGTGAGTACGCCCCAAAGCTGGCTACGTCCAAGTCCGTGTTCGCCAGACTGGGCGAGGTGATGGGGTCGCCCGAGCAGCCGGTGACAGCACCCACACAAGAGCCGGTGGAGGTCCTCCCGCTCGAACTCCCGACCGAGCAACCCGCCGAAGTATCTGCGGAGCCGCCTGTCGAGGCGACCACAGAGCCGGAGGCAGGGCGTGTACGTGTGGTGGGCAGCAAGCAAGTGCGAGGCGCGTATACAGGCGGTGGCACGTACCACGTCGTAACCCTCAGCAACGGCGGCACGGTGAACATCAGCAGAGTCGCCGGTGATGGCGGCGTTCAGTTGAGTGGGTGGTACATGGGCGACACCTACCTCGGCGAGACCAAGAAGGCTGCGTTGCAGGCGCTGCCCGAGGTGCTTAGCAGGTCGGGCCAGCAACCTGCAGCGCCGACGCAACCCGCGTCAGAGCAGGTGGAGGACGAGGGCGACGTCGACTATGTCGACGAGAACATCCTTGCGGCCATCGACAAGCAGAT